TGTTGGAACAAATGATGATTCTTCACGATTGTGAGGACTTGGTGGAAGTTCAAAAATTCAAGAAAACACACAGATTAAAGGTTCGCTTGGAACAGGAAAAGTGGGAATATGAACACGGTGCCTGGCAATGTTCAAATTGCGGCGAAGATAATCCTTATGGACTTGATTATGATACTGAGAAATTTTCAAATTATTGCCCTCGATGCGGCGCTAAGATGGATTTGGAGGATTGACAATGGCTGAGTACATCAAGAGAGAAGACGCACTAGGCTGCGTTCTAGGCGTATTTGACCGTCAAAGGATTAAAGAACTTCCCGCCGCCGACAAAGGAATTTATATTTTGGTATAAGCATCAACCAGTAAAAAGTTACTCTGACGGAGAACTTGCCTGGACATCATTTCATAAAACAGCAAAATGCTTTGACTTCCCGTTTTTTGGTAGTATAAATGCGGAAGAAAACAGATTTCACCCTATGCAAAAACCAGTTAAACTTTACGAATGGATTCTATCAAATTACGCAAAGCCAGGGGATAAGATTCTTGATACTCACGCCGGAAGTGCCTCTTCCTTAGTTGCCTGTGAAAATCTTGGATTTCAATACATAGGCTTTGAAATCGATAGGAATTATTATCGGCTGGCATATGAATGGTAATTATTGTCCAGAAAACTGTCGATTTGTCACACCGAAAGAGAACAGCCGGAATCGCAGAAATACAAAATATCTGACGATAAATGGTGAAATTAAATGTGTTTCAGAATGGTGTGAATCTATCAAAATTAGTCCATATACAGTTTATTGGTGGATTAGAGAGAAAGGGATAGAATATGCAGAAAAACGATTATTCGAAATTGCGTGAATGTCCATTTTGTGGGGGAAAAGCAGTGATACAAACCTCAGTATCGAATGCAATTCCTAAATGCCCCACCGCAATTTGTTATTGCGAAAAATGTAAGGCAAGTGGGAAATGGTTTGAAGATGTGAATTGCGACGGAACTTTTATAGACAAAGCCATCGAAGCTTGGAACAGGAGGATTGATGATGACTGAGTATATAAAGAAATCGGAAGCTTTAGACGTTCTAAAACCATTACCAGCTGATAATTTAGGAGACCCATTTAATTTAGGGATAAATTATGCTAGAAGGAAGATTAATGCTATCCCCGCCGCCGACGTGTCAGAGGTGATATGCGGGAGATGGGAAGAAGTCGATTGGGTAGAACCTGATGGGCACGGTTTTGGAACAGTTAGGACGCCAAAGGCAGGGTTGCGGTGTAATCAATGTTCAAATGTTTTCAAAAAAGAATTGTTATGGAAGCGCAACTACTGCCCCGCATGCAGTGCAAAAATGGATTTGGAGGACTGAGCTATGACAAACAACGGCTGGATCAGTGTTGAGGACAGGCTGCCGGAAGATGGTAAATATTTGTGCTGTTTTTCATCTTTGGGGCTTGGCTGGTGTATAGATGTGTTATCTTATGCCTCTGATTTAAATTCAGTTGATGATTGGGAGTTTTACAATGAGCATCACGGTGGTTTTTATGATCTTGATTCAGAATATGGATACTACGAAATCAGCGAAGTTGCCTACTGGCATTCGATTCAGAAACCACCTGAGGAGGAATGAGATATGGCACAATTTTATAAAATGACTTTATACGTTTGTGATTTAGAAGATGATTTGTCTTTAAATGAAATTAAAATGTTAATTGATGAACGTGCGTTATCCGGCGTGTCGGTTAATGCTATTTGTCGGTTTTCAAATGAACAGACGGGAAAACAAATTGCATGGCATGATGATGTTGATATTAATAAACTGGATTGCCCTATATCCGCCTGGGAAAAGTATTTCGATTCAGAAACCACCTGAGGAGGAATAGTTATGTATGAGAATTTAGTAAGACAATTAAACTTAGGCTGTTTAAACTGCCCATATGAAAATAAAGAATGTAGTCAAAACGCCTATTGTGAAGTTATGATAAATGCCTCCAATGCTATTGAAACATTGTTATCAGAGAATATAGAGCTAAAAAGGAGTATTACCTTTTTAAACAAAAACACTTTAGGAAAGCTTCGCGCAGAGCTTGACCGCCTAAAGCGTGAAAGAGATCAGGCGGTGGAGGAACTTCATCGAAATACAGACGCTGTCCCCGTAGTTAGGTGTAAGGATTGTAAACATTCTTTTGAGAGAAGCGAAAGAAAACCGTTTGGGTGTTATCTTCATGGCAAAAACGGAATTACACTGCATGATGGTGATGACTTTTGCAGCTACGGTGAAAGGAAGGAATCAAATGAATGAAGAGCATTATTTTCTGCGCCCCCCGATCATCATAAGCGAAGAGGAATTAAAAAGGCAAAAGAGAGATCCTAAACTCCTGATAGAAAAATTTGAACGGCTGAGACGGTGCGAATTAAATTCCGGAAAGTCTGAATCTCACCCGGACGTTATGAAACTGTCTGAAATGATCGAGAAGTTAAGAAGGTAAAAAAATGCGACTGGTTGATGCGGATTTAGCCCCGGTTTATTTAAACGAGAAGGCTTGTGAACAAATCAAATCAATGCCAACTATCGACCCTGTTCATGCTGCTGGTGCGTGCTATTGTGGAGAGTGCGGTTATTGTATTCATCAGCCAGGGCTGAAAAGTGTCGAATGGATATGCATTGAATGGCACAACTATTGTGATTGCGGCCCGAAGATAGTCGCTCCAAATGATTTTTGCAACTACGGTAAGAGGAAGGAAGAACAGCCATGACCAGGATTGAAAAAAGAATATTTATGGACCTTAATCCTTGCGGGAAATGGTTAATGACGCTCAGTAAGTTTAGTGAAATCAAGGAAATGGCGAATTTAATGAGTGATGAAGATATCAAATTTGCTGAAACACTTCTGCGTAACATACAGACGGAGGTAAAAAAATCATGATGAACAAAAAATTCACACGGTGCGAAGTCTGCGGAATGAAGTTTCTGCCGGATAAAAAAGATATCTACATGGTTAAACAACAAACCTCAGGTGGATATATTTTTGATGCTATCGATTGCCCGAGATGTGGAACTCAGGTTCTTTTAAAAATCAGAACCCCAAAAATACAGGAGGAATGATCATGGCAGGCTGGCAATTATTACTTTTAGGTTATTTTTTAGGCGCGCCGTTAGGCTTCTTGCTTTGTTCTGTTCTGGTGGCAAGCAAAGACCCGCCCAAACCGCACACCACTTGCAAGGAATGCGTACATAGGCATAAGAAAGAGTGCCCTTTCTCCCATATCGAATGTGATGTGACAGGAGATTCTATTTTCTGGCATACTAACAAACAAGATGACTTCTACTGCAAAGACGCCAAAGCTCATGAACCGGAAAAGCTGTGAAGGGTGCGTCTATTATAGAGCACTGGCAACCCACGGATATGGATTCGTTAAATACTGTAATTATCTTCTGGACACCGGTAAGCCTAGAGGCTGTCCGCCGGAGAAGTGCGACAAAAAGACTGTCAGGAGGTTGAAAAATTGAACTGGAAAAAAGAAGCTGAAAACGATCTTAGATGCTACACAAAGCGCAAAGCATCTTTAAATAATCTTCGGGATCAGATTTTAACTTTGCGATTAGAACAGGAATCTATCAAGGCTTGTACTGCTGATTCTGAGCCAGTGAAAGGCGGCGGGAGTAAAACTGAAGATCGTTGGATTGATAATATTGTGAAAACTAAGCGCTTATCCCTGGCCTACTCCGCGACCCGGCGGATTGTCGCACTCATCGAGAAAGGGCTGGACGGAATAACTGAGGTACAAAAAGACTTTCTCACAGAGTTTTACATAGACCGCCATGACGGACACGTGGAAAGGCTGATGGAAAAACATCACATTGAAACTTCTCAAGTATACAGAATAAAAGATGAAGCACTTTATTATTTTACTGTTACCATGTACGGAATTATGGAATGCTGATGGGAAAAAGA